ATGGAAAGACCTGGCGCAGTCACCCTAAACGGCAAACCCCTGACCTTGGACGGGCCTGAGCTGACAGTAGGCGGCAAGGCCCCGGACTTCGATGTCGTTGACAACGTGCTGGCTCCAGTGAACCTGGAGAAAACCGGCAGCTCGGTGCGGATCTTCAGCGTGGTCCCTTCGCTCGATACGCCGGTTTGCGACGCCCAGACCAAGCGTTTCGACAGTGAGATTACCAAGATGCCGGGAGTGGAGGTGTTCACCGTCAGCATGGATCTGCCTTTTGCGCAGAGGCGCTGGTGCGCCGCGTTCGGTGTTGACCGGGTGAAAATGCTGTCCGATCATCGCAACGCCTCGTTCGGCTCCGCCTACGGCACATTGATAAAGGAACTGCGCATCGAGAGCCGCGCGATCTTCGTGCTCGACAAAGCAAATGTCATCCGGCACGTCGAATACGTCAAGGAAGTGACGGACTCGCCCAATTACGAAGCTGCCGTAGACGCTGCCAGGGCTGCGGTCTGATCGGGGGAACCCGCTAGCGTGTGGGCGAGCGGTCAGTGGCGCCCTTTGCTCCACCAGCCGTTGTGTCGACCGGATCTCACAAGGCCGTCCCGTAGATTGAGGTACCTTCTCGCTCCTTCCTGTTCGATTTCTCTCCTATCACTTGTCCTTCCTCGTTGACTGACATCACGCCTTTGTATTTGGCCACTTGTTTCAAATAGACGGTCGGCGGCGCACTGTTCGAATTGAACTGATGTGCCCCCGTGCACTTTACGAGGGGCAAGGTAAGAGCTCCGGGATCTATGCTACCGGAGGCAGGAAGAAACCTCCCAGGCTGCCGCGCTCTGCGATACCCCTCGCGGGTATCCCGGAGCTCTTCCTCAGCAGTAGCAGTCTCGCATGAGCTTCCTATTCTTTCCTTTGCAGAGAGAACGGATGCAAGTCAGTTGCGTCGACGGGAGTTGAGGTGGGCGTGGACCACAAGTGATAGGCGGAGGCTGCGGGAATGCGTCACAAGTGCAAGAGTTGGGGAAACACGCGCTGGATCACAGACTTATGGGTGGCGCGCGGCTAGAAGTGTGGTTTGCGGGTGCTAGTGTGATGGCAGAGAACCTCGCGGTTGAAGGTTCCCTGGTCCGGCGCCAGCGACGCGAAGGCAAATCGGCTGTGAGTCTGGAGGAACTGGGGTGAAGAGTCCTGCAAGAGACGGTCTGAGGGCGAAGAAGATGGCCCGCCGGGACGGTGAGCGAGCGGGAGGAGAGGATAGGGTGGAATCGCCAGGCAAGCCAGCGAAAGAGGGCGCGATTGAGACGCTGATAAAGAAGTTCGAGAAGTCGCTGGAGAAAGAGGAAGTCAAGCCAACAGTAAGCGAGTACATACGACTCAAGCAACTTCGCAAGGAACTGGAGCCGGAAAAGGTGAAGGAGATCAAGGTTACGTGGGTAGAACCAACCGAGAAGGAATCTGCTACCTAAACATCGAGTACAGTCCGCTTCCTTCGCAAGAGAGGTTCCATGGATCAAAGGCCAGATTCAAGGGGTTTTCCGGCCCAGTCGGGTGCGGCAAGAGTCAAGCGCTGTGCCAAGAAGCGATACGCCTGAGCTACGTGAATCACGGCAGGGCCGGGTTGTTGGGGGCACCCACGTATCCGATGCTGAGGGACGCAACGCAGCAGACACTGTTCGAGATCCTGGGCAAGAGTCGCATTCCGCATGAGTACCATAAGGCCGAAAACGTGCTTGTGATGACGGATACGAAGAGCCGGATCATCTTCCGCCCTCTGGACGATTTTGAACGACTCAGGGGCACGAACCTGGCTTGGTTCGGGTTGGACGAGCTTACCTACACAGCGGAAGAGGCGTGGTTACGGCTTGAGGGACGCTTGCGAGACCCACGGGCGAAGGAGTTGTGCGGCTTCGCGGTGTGGACTCCAAAGGGGTTCGATTGGGTGTACCGGAGGTTCATTGAGGAGCCAATCGAGGGTTACTCTACCGTGTTAGCGGCTCCGTATGAGAACAGACACTTGTTGGATAAGGTTCCGGACTACTATGAGCGGCTGAAGCGAAGCTACGACAGCAGGTTCTTTGAGCAGGAGGCGCTGGGGAAGTATCTGAACGTAAGCGAGGGGCAGGTATACCACGCGTTTGAAAGAGGAAGGAATGTAATAAGCGTAGCGGCCGATCCTGTGCTGCCCCTGCGCTGGGCGCTTGATTTCAATGTCGATCCGATGTGCTCGATTGTGGCACAGGTCAAGGAAGGTGTGGTGAGGGTACTGGACGAGATCGTGATGGGCAGGGCAAGCACGCCGGAGGTTTGCAGCGAGTTTCTGCAGCGTTATGAGGGGCATCAGGCAGGTGTGTACGTGTACGGTGACGCTTCAGGTTCTCGCAGGCAGACGACAGGGTCCAGTGACTTCGGCATGGTGCGGGAGAGCATGGCGCGGAGCTCGATCAAATGCCTTGGGTACAGAATACCCAGGACAAACCCAGAGGTCCGCGAGAGGGTGAACCTGATGAACGCACTGCTAAGGCCGGCCGAAGGTGAGAGCCGGCTGTTCATACATGCGCGGTGCAAGGAGTTGATCACCGATTTGGAACGGGTATCATACAAGCCCGGCAGTCCGGTGATCGACAAGGAGAAGGACCCGCGACGGACACACTTGTCCGACGCATTGGGGTACCTGGTGTGGCAGGAATGCCGGCCGCAGTCTCGTGCTGGTGAGCGCCGTGATCGGCTGCTATGAGGGGTTGCCGAGCAGCAGGGGCGTCGCGGCACCAAGTGAAGCCTTCAGGGGAGGCGGCGCACCTGCTGGCCGCAAGCTGAATCAGGGTCCGGCAGAGCAGCGAAGCAGTCACAAGAGCAGCGGAAGGAATGCCGCTGGCGCCGTCAAAAACGGCAGCTCCACGCGGGGTAGGCCCGTTCCACAGATCACGCGAAGCGGCGAGGAGAAGAGTGTGTTTGACATCAACAGTGAACATCCGGACTACACACTGAGGAAAGCCACTTGGAAGAAGTATAGGGACCTGTATGTTGGCGGCGACCAGTTCATGGCTAACGCCAGCGAATACCTGGTACGCAGGCACAAGGAGCCCTTGGATGTGTACTACGAGCGGCTGCAGCGGGCATTCTACGAGAACTACCTCGGTTCGATCATCGACTGGTACGCGGGCACGTTGTTCAGGCGCGAGCCAATTCTGACCTTCCAAGGGCCCAACGAGGCGGGCAGAACCTTCTACAGCGATTTCGTGGAGGACTGCGACCACCGGGGAACGTGCATATCGGACTTTTACCGCAAAGTGCTAGTGGAGGCGATGGTGTGCGGGACCGCTTATGTGCTGGTCGATTTCCCGCGTGCGAAAGAGCCCGCGTTGAATAGGGCTCAGGAGGATGCAGCGGGCAACTCGCGGGCCTACCTGATTGACTGCGCAGCCTCCGACGTCATCAACTGGAGCCACGATAGCGAGGGGAACCTTGAGTGGGCGGTAGTGCGGACATCGGAGCTGCGGCAGCAGGCGCCAGGAGAGAGCGGGTGGGCGCGCGAGACGATCTGGCGCTATTTCGACAAAGAGGAGTTTCAGATCTACCGGCTGCGTGAGGGAACCAAGGAAAGCGGCCAACCTCAGCTCATCGACCATGGACGTCACGGGTTAGCGAGGCTGCGGCAGACGCCTCTGTTCCAGTTTCAAGCCAACGAAGGGTTGTGGCTAGCAAACAGGTCCGCCTCATTACAGCTTGAGCACTTCAACAAGTCGAATGCGCTGAGCTGGGCGCTGACGATGGGGCTCTTCGCATGCCCAGTGATCTACTCAGAGCGGGAGTGGGACCAGATCATCGGTGAGTCCTACTACATTCAACTGGGTCCCGAGGACCGTTTCGGATGGACGGAACCGGAGGGAAAGGTATACCAGATTGCAGCGGATAATCTCGTGCGGCTGAAGGACGAGATCTACAGGGTCTGTTACCTCATGACGCAAGCGGGTGGGGGGTTGTCATCAGGTGGCGTCAATCAGTCCTCGGGGGTCAGCAAGCAGCGGGATTTCACGATTACCCAAGAGGTTCTGCGGGCGTACGGTGACGCGGTGAAGGACTCAATGAGGCGAGTGCTGCGAGCCATCGAGTCGGCGCGCGAGGACGGACTGGCGATCGGGGTTTCCGGACTTGATGAATTTGACATCGGAGACTTCAGCGGCGAACTGGAGGACGCAACCAAGTTGCTGGGTCTGGGGATGGGGTCGAAGACTCTGCGGAAGGAAGTTCTGCGAAAGCTCGCACTTAAGTACCTGTGCGACGTCAGGCAGGAAGTGAAGGACCGGATAGCGACCGAACTCGACGAGTGGTGCGAAAGGAATTGACGCGCGGCCGTTGACAGGTGGCGTAAGCAATACCACGGGAGCAGCGCTGCATTGCAGAGAGCGACGCGATGATTAGCCATTTACCGGAGAGGAGAAGAGGGATGGAACAAGAAGTCAAGCAGCCAACAGTGGCTGCGCCGGACACGACGCCGGATATTCGGGGCCTCGTGCGGGAGGCGATCGAGGAGTTCACTCGGAAGGAGGCAGCCAAGGCCGAGCCTGCCTATCGCAACGAGCTAGTAGAGGAACGGAAGCGCCGTGAGCAACTGGAGCGGAGAGTCAACGAACTGGTTCAGGAGAACGCCAGAAGCCGGAAGCAAGCAGAGGAAGCCGAGCGAAGCGCTGCTATACGCGGGGAACTGCAGAGGCTTGGGGTGACCAAAGTGGACCTTGCGTTCAAAGCCGTGAAGGACGACGTGCAGCGGACCGAAGACGGGCGTCTGGTGGCCAGCAGCGAGAGCGGGCCGCTGAGCTTGCGGGAGTATCTGACGAATTTCGTTAGCGAGAACCCGGAGTTCCTGCCGGCCCGCAACCTGGGGGGCTCGGGCGTGACGGGGAGCGGGAGAGGGAAGACCGGCTCAACGGCAGGAGTGGACTTGGACAAGATCAAGCCTGGAATGAACCCCGAGGAACTGGAGCGGGTGCGCCAGGAGATAGCACGGATTGCTTCCCAGTCGTTGGGCGGCCTCTAAGGCGCTTGGCGTTTGAGGAAGAGAGTCAACGCCCTCAGAGGCGGAACACATTGGACAGGAGATAGCAAATGTCAGCAATCACATCAGCAAATGTGGCTAACGCGATTGTGAAGTTGGTGGCGGTCGATGCCTTGCCCGCCCTGATGGGTAACCTTGTCATGGGTAACCTGGTCAACCGCGATTTTGAGCCCACACTGGGCCAGGCCGGCGATACGGTGAACGTGCCGATTCCGCCGGTTCTGGTGGCGAACAACCTAGCTGAAGGCGGCACAGTGCAAACGCAGAACGTGAGTTTGGGCAACGCCCAGATCGTTCTGAACACGCACGCCGAGGCGACTTTTCAGATTCCGGATGTGACAAAGGTGTTAGCGGTGCCGGACCTTTTGAGGCTCTACATGCAGCCGGCCCTGGTGGCTATAGCAGAGAAGATCGAGGGAGATCTTCTGGGTCTGTATGCCGGTTTCACGGCGAATGCGCCGGTTGGCAGCGGGGGGACTGCCATCACTGAGCCGACCGTGGACACAGCGGAGACAGAGTTGTTCGAAGCGAAGGTGCCGGCGAGCGAGCCGAAGTACCTAGTAGTCGACTCGGCAACGTATTCGCAGATCAGGCAGATCCCGCGCTTTAGCGAGTATCAGAGCGCAGGCGATGCCGGGCTCCGTGCCATCGTGGATGGAAGCGTCGGCAAGATTAAGGATTTCTACGTCTTCCGTTCGCAGTTTGTAAAGAAGACGGGAAGCGGACCGACCACCACGCACAACCTGGCGTTCGCCAGAAGTGCCATGGGGCTGGTTGTTCGCAGGCTACCTCAGCCCCTGCCAGGGACTGGCGCCATAGCCGAGTATGCGGAAATGGGCAACTTCGGCATGCGGGTCATCATGAGCTACCAGCCCAACACGCTGGCCCAGCAGTTCACAGTCGATGTTCTTTACGGCGCGGGCATTCTGCGGAACTCCTTCGGGGTGCAGGTGAACTCGTAGATGCAAGAACTGGGGCCACGACTCACGCCGGAGTCTCAAGAGGCGAAGTAGGGAGGACTGAGAGCGCGGCGGACAACCAAGCCGCCGCGCGCCGCAAACCAAGCGCCAGCAGCTTGTTGAAAGAGCGGCTGGGAATGTCGAACGCAGGCGAAGGCGTCTGCGCCAACATTGCTTCTCAGCAGTCCGCGCGGCAAGGCCGGTAGGGCATTTCGATTGGAGACGCTCTTCAAACGAAATCCACGAGCAGGCAGTGCAGAAAGATACGAGACGAGGGAGATAGACATGGATCTCAAGGTGTACTACCAGAGACTGCGGCAGACGGAGGCGAGTCTCACGGAACCATCTGTCGTGCTGGTAAGCCTGGCGACGCCTGATGGTGGACGAGCAGGCGTCGTGACAGAGGCCCCGCGGGAAATCGCGGCCAAGATGATTGTCGACGGAGTGGCGAGGCTGGGAACAGCGGCCGAAGCGGCAGACTACCGGGAGAAGTGCCAACAGGCGGCTCAAGCAGCGGAGAAGTCGGCTATGGCGAACCGCATACAAGTGACGCTACTAAGCGAGCCGGACTTCAAGAAGCTCAGTGCCGGCAGCAAGGGCACGAGAAGGCAGTGAGCGAATTCAAGGGTTCAGGGAGCTTGGTATGGCACTATTCACGGACGGGACCGTTTCCACTCTTGAAGAGCTTCGGGCCTATGAGAGCGAAGTGTACGATCTGGCTACGACGGAGCAGATTGACCTGACGCAGAAGCTCATTTTGGCTCAGCGAGAACTTGGTGTCGAACTCACGGCGCGTCTGTTTAGGGATGACCCAGAGCAACTGGCAAGCGTGGTTGTGACGCAGCCACTACACCTATGGCACACATTCCGGAGTCTGGCACTGACGTATTGTGACGCACTGCACAGCCACTTAAACGACCGCTACACAGGCAAGTGGCACGAGTATGAGCGCCTAGCCGAATGGGCTAGCCGGAATCTATTCAAGACCGGAGTGGGGATGGTTGACGACCCACTGTCCCAACCAGCACCCCCGGCAGTGAGAGCGATAAGCGGCCAAGGCGAGGCTGAGATGTACTGGGTGAGGACTTCCTGGGTGAACGCATCCGGGGAAGAGGGACGTCCCAGCGAACCCGCGGTACTGGCCGCAGCGCACTGGACAGTCCCGCAGGTGGTAGCAGGAGAGGCTCCCCGCAATGCGACCGGATGGAATATCTACGCGGGGCTTTCACTTGAAGGTTGCCGCAAGCAGAATAGGTTGCCATTGAGTATTGGCACTGCGTGGCAGATACCCATCACCGGCCTGACTGAAGGCAGCAAGCCTGGGGATGGACAAACACCGACATCCTACGTGAGGATACAGCGCGTGTTCCATAGGGGGTAGGCTGCATGTCACGAGTCGCAAACAACTGCACATCCTGCGTTGCCGCAATGCTCAGGAGCCAAACCGGGCTAGCTGACACTCTGGAGGCCATCTCCATCCGCGAGCAAGTGAGAATGCCCGATGTTGGACTTCGGAATATTCTGTTGCAGCAGGCGCCCATGGAATTAGCCGAACGAACGGCCGGCGTACAGTATCCGGTCTTCTACGTCTACTGCGAGAAGCTGACAAATCAGCTCAAAGAAAAGTTCCGGACATTCTCGGGAAAAGCGCGCCTGGCGGTGGAGGTCAGGGTCACGCACGACAGGCTTGAGAATCTCAACACGATGCTGGAGTTATGCGCAGAGGGGGTTACAGACGTGCTGGACGCGCACCGTGGCGACTGGCAGAACGGCTTGTTCTACACGGGCGGCTACGAAGTCACATTTGGACCGGCGAAACACGGCGGCAAGAACTTCATTCAGGGCGCGAGAGTGGTATTCGAAGTGGACGTGAGTATCGGCTGATGGAGTGAGGAAGAGGTCCTATGTCCTGTTACATATCATCGAACAACAACCGCCTCTATGCGGCCATCGAGGAGACGTATGGAATCGCCGCGGCGGTGACGGCAGCGAACCGCATACCGGCGGTCAAGCTGGCGATACAGCAGGAAGTGGAGAAACCACAACGCAAAGACAAGACAGGCACGCGGACGTTCTGGGGCCTTCCATCAAACCTCCGGCGACAGACGAAGTTAGAGCTGCGGACGTACATGACGGGATGGGAGGAAGACTCCGTGCAACCTGGCAGCGGGGCGCTACTGCATGCTGCGATGGGCGGGGAACCTCAGTTCTTCTCTGGATCTGCTGCGGGGGCAGGCTGCGGGGACAGGATGCTGGTCTTCAGCGCTGCTCACGGGCTTGCCGCGGGGCAGGCTGTGAGCTTTGGGAGTGAACTGCGATTCGTGTCGGCAGTCGCGGACGACAATGCGGTGGTGCTAAACGCGCCGTTCTCTATTGTGCCGAGCGAGGGGTCTCCCATCGGGCGGACCGTCACATACAAACCGGCGGACCGGTTGAGAAGCGCCACGATCTACGACTATTGGTCGCCAGCCGAAGCGGTTCAGAGACTCGTTTTTGGCGTGGGAATAGACAAGCTGAAGCTGCGGGTCAACGGAGACTTTCACGAGTTCAGCTTCGTTGGCTCTGCAAAGGACGTAATCGACAGCGGCAGCTTCGCCGAAGGAGAGGGTGGCCTTAGCAGCTATCCGGAAGAGCCTGCGGTTGAAGCAGTTGAGTGTTCGATCATTCCAGGGCATTTGGGTCAAGCCTGGCTAGGGGCGATCTCCGAGCGGTTCTTCACCGTGACGCACGCCGAAATCACGCTGGACAACGCTCTGGATCTGAGGGCGCGGGAGTTTGGCGCCGTCACGCCGAGGTGCATGGCTGCCGGGATGCGCAAGGTGTCCGTGGACTTCGATCTCTTTGGACGAGAGGACGACGCTACCAAGGGCCTTTATCAGGCCGCCAGGCAGCGGTCGCCGATCGAAGTCATGTTCCAACTGGGGCAGGAGGCAGGACAGCTATTCGGCATCTACATGAAGAGCGTCATTCCTGAAGTCCCCGTTTACGAGGACAGCGAGACGAGGTTGCAGTGGCAGTTCCGTGGTTGCAGGGCACAAGGAAGCGTCGACGACGAGATGGTGATTGCTTTTGGGTGAGGACATGAACTACGAGAGTTGCAAGATGGTGGCCTCCACAACGCTGCCAGGAGTCAGTTTCACCTTGCGCCGCATGTCGGTTGGGAGGCGGCTGGAACTGACACGGCGTTTGCGTGAACTGCTGGGGCGGATCGAATTTCTGGAAGCCGGAGCGGACCCATGTGAGACACTTCAGGCGGCCGAACTGGCCTCGGAGGTGGACAAGGTGTACCTCGCCTGGGGCCTGAAAGACGTTCAGGGGATAGAGATCGACGGTGAGGTGGCCACGCCTGAGAGTTTGGCGGCATGCGGGCCAGAAGGACTGTGCAAGGAAATCGTGGCGGCGATTCGAGCCGAGTGCAGCCTCAGCGAAACCGAACGAAAAAACTGATTCTCGCATCCCAGTTTCAGCTCTCTGAACAGGCCGCCTGGAAATGCGAAACGTGTAGGAAAGCCGGCCTAGAACAGAGACGGCGCTGCGGCTTCCTGAGCGATGGAGAAGGCATGCCCGAGAGGGCGGTCTGGGCGCGCGGCAGGGTAGTTGCGATGCAGTGCCCAAAATCGCTGATTACCGCGGAGAGCTTGTCGTGGATCGAGGAATATAACGCATGGAAGTTGACAGGTGGAAGGGACTACCGACGCATGAGCGCACGCCAAGCGGAAGCGTTCTCATTGCTGGAGTGTGAGGTTACGGCAGAAAGGGGCCCGGTACGTGAGTGACATAAGGAAGGCAATCCAGGATCTCCTGCCAGCAGACGCCAGAGGGCTAACAGCACCGGATGTGGTTCGAGAAGCCGCGTCTACGGCTGCTTCTGGGTACACCGACAATGTGGCCGACATATCCGGACAGCTAGCGCAGCTTCGGGCGCTTGTCACACAGCAGGTGAGCGCGACCACGGATAATACGCAGGCGGTTACTCAGAGCACGAGGTCCCACTCGACTGTTTCGGCGTCTTCGACTGTGGCCAGCGTTGCGAAGTCAGTAGTGAAGACCGTGGCCAGCAGCCTGGCACTGGCTCCGCTGGTGTCTTCCATCATTGGGCTGTTCAAGGGCAGCAAGGCTGAACCGCCGGAGTTAGAGGAGTACGCCTGGCCCGCCGCGATACGACTTGAAGGAGGGATAGCGCGGGGCAGTGGTCAAGGGATTGTGGGGGTGGACTACTGGCAGAACGGGATGCCGCGGGCCATCACATCGAGCACAGCGTATCATGTGCCATCGGTGACGGTTCAAGTGCAGACAATGGACAGCCGCTCCTTCTTGGATAACAGCGATCGAATCGCCAGAGCGGTGCGTGAGGCGCTGCTAAGCGCGCACTCGCTAGGCGACGTGATAAGTGAGTTTTGATATGAGCACATTTCCACTTCTCAAGACAGGGGTTGCGGTGCAGTATCCGGTCTCCCAGGAGATACGGTCATCGACCTGCGTGCTGCGTTTCCTGGACGGCAGCGAGCAGCGGTTCCGAGAATCACCACGTGCGCTGATGAGGTGGGAAATCAGCCTGTCGCAACTGGACGAAACCGAGACAAGGCGTCTTGAGGATTTCTTCCAAACGCAGCAGGGCCGGTGCGGCGAGTTCGAGTTCATCGACCCCTGGACCGGTCAGGTGTACCCAAGCTGCAGCCTGGAGGAAGACACAGCTGTAACAACGGGAGTGGATTTCGCTAGTAACCGGGCAAAGATAGTCATAAGGGAGAACAAGATCTGAGATGCCGTGCTTCCCCCAGCTTATCAGCGGAGCCTTGGTTCAGTACCCGCTTGTGAAACGCCGTATCTGCAAGACGATCAGCAACACCACCATAGAAGGACGGGTGTTCAAGTTGCCAGATCCGTGCAATTCCAGTGTGGAGTGGGACCTAACGTTCGAAGGATTGACGAGCGAGGAGCGTGCCCGGCTTGTTGCTTTCTACGAAGAGGTGGAGGGCCGGTTGGGCGAGTTCACATTCCTGGATCCGACGGATAACCTGCTGTCGTGGAGCAGCGATCCGGCAAAGGCGGTTTGGACCAAGGAGCCACACCTAGTACTGACAGGGGGTGTGGCCGACCCAAAAGGCGGCACCGAGGCTGTTCGCGTGGCCAACCCGGGGGCGCAGGCGCAGAGCCTGCTTCAGACTCTGAAGGCGCCCGGATCGTACCTGTACTGCTTCAGCGTCTGGCTTAGGAGCGTAACTCCATCAAGAGCAATTCTGGTCAGAACAACGGGGGTGAGCGAAACGGCTGAGTCATACGGTGCGGACTTCGTCTGGAGGCGTGTGACTCTCAGCGGACGGAGCGAGACCATGGCCGAGGACGTGACCTTCGGAATCAGGCTGCACGCCGGAACTGCAGTTGAGATATTCGGAATGCAAGTGGAAGCTCAACCGGCGCCTTCTGACTACCGGAGAACTGCTGCACGAGGTGGTGTTTATAGTAGCGCCCGCTTGGCTGAGGACGTTTTTACGCTGACATCGTATGGTCCTGACGAGCACTCGTGCAAGGTGCGTGTGTCGGCGACGCTCGCCGGTTAGGCGCGCGGTGAAATGCGGCAAATCGCGGAAGAGGCGAGACGCCAATCCGCTGCAAGTTGCCAGACTTCATATTGAGCGGGGCGCGACGTCCGCACCACAGCGGATGTGATACGCCGCGAAGGTCAAGCACAAGGAGAACCATGTCCAGCATCTTCGACCTGAAAGAACTGAGTGTGACAGAGACGCCGCTGTTTCTTTTCACTTTCCAACCACGCACAGGCGCGGCGCTCCGCTGGTGCACACACCATGTCGAAGTTGATGGAGAGGTTTACGAGGCCAGAATTATCGGTCACAACTTGTTCGACATGCGGACCGATTCGGAGGAGGGCGTCGACGGCATATCGAAACTGACCGTAACGCTTGCGAACGCCGATAGCTTCTGCTCTGAGATAGAGCGCACGATCGGATGGAAAGGAACCAAGGCTACGGTGCGGTTCCTATTCTTTGACCTAAAGACGGGGACCCCGGTGAGTGAAAGCGTTGTGGTATTCCGGGGGGTTGCGAATTCTCCAGACGAGACTACGGAAAGCACACTTCGGCTCACCGTATCGAACCGCATGAGCTTGCAGCGTCTGCTGGTTCCAGAGGTTCGGATACAGCGGAGGTGCCCGTGGAACTTCCCCGCCACACTGGAACAGAGAACTGAGGCTGTAGATGGGGGGGCGCGTGGTAAGAGATCCCTTTTCTACCGTTGTGGATACTCGCCCGACATTGCCAACGGGACCGGAAACCTGAACGGCGGCGTGCCATTCGCGTCTTGCAACTACACGCGAGCTCAATGCCAAGCGCGCGGCATGTTCGACACGGACACTTCAGGACGACATACACGACGATTTGGGGGCATTGAATTCGTTCCGGCGGCAGTTGAAGTGCGTAGCTACGGCGAGAAGTCGTATCACTTTTCGGCGGTGAGCGAGAACGCGAGCCGTTACAACGACTTTGTGCCGGTAGTCTATGGGACGGCATGGTGCGCCCCGCCTATAGTGTTTGCCAGAAACGACGGCAATCTGACACACGTGGAAGTCCTGTTGGGAATGGGGGAGATCAATGGGGTTCTGAAGGTGTTGGTCAACGACATCGAAATCCCGCTAGGACAACCGCATGTGGACATGACCGGGACAGGCTGGTACAGCGTGGTGACCCACGGCGGGCGGAATGGAGGTTTCAATCTGGACTTCACCGATTCGGCAGTGAATCCGCTGGGTGATCCTTACGGGAGCATGGCGTTCATGTCGCTGGTTGTACCGAATCGGGTCAACGATGGAACGAGCTTGCCAAAGGTCCAGGTTCTAGTGGAAGGCTTGAAGCTGCAACGCTACGATGTGAGCGGCGCCTCCCTAGGGGAGGTCTTCGACAACAATCCTGCGTGGGTAATTCTGGACATTCTCAAAAGGTGCGGCTGGACGGACGACGAGATTGACCTGGCCAGTTTTGCGCAGACGGCCTCCTACTGCGCCGAAACGATCGATGCTCAGGACTTGTTCGGGAATCTGGCGGCGATCCCGCGGTTTCAATGCAACCTTGTGTTACGGAAGAGGCGCAGCGCGGCTGACATCGTGCGAGGGATTAGAACCGCCAGCCGGCTGTATCTGGCATACAGCACTGAGGGGAAGCTACAGTTGCGGAGCGAGAACTCGCTTGGGATGCAGCAACCATGCAAGCCGGCCGGGAGCAACAGCACGGAGCCACTCAACGGGGGATGGCCGAGCTATGAGTTTGGCGACGGAACTTTCGGGACCAGCGGAATTCTACGGAAGGAGAACGGGGAGGCGGCCATACGCCTGTATAGCAGAAGCACGGCTGACACACCTAACAGATACTGCGTCGAGTTTCAGGATGCGTTCAACGAGTACCAACAGGACAGCCTCTCGCTAGTGGACATCGACGATGTGGCTGTTGCGGGGCAAGAGATCACGGGAAACCTAACGGCACTGGGCCTTCCGAACTTCAGCCAAGCTGCCAGGGTTATAAGGCTGCTCCTGAACAAGTCCGTTCTTGGAAGTATCTACATTCAATTTGAGACGAGCGTGCGCGCCGTGGGGTTGAAGCCCGGCGACATAATCACGTTGACCTACCTGAAGGAGGGGTATCAACGGCAGCCATTCCGCATCACCGCAGTATCGCCGGGGTTGAACTACTGGACCTCCGAGATCACAGCTCAGATCCACGATGACGCTTGGTATACGGACGAGGCGGCTGAGTGCAGTTCCGGAACTCGCAGACGAACGGGCGCGGCGATTGGGCTACCACGGCCGTTGCTGGGCGACTATCAGGACGAGGATGGGGAATCGAAGTTCAGTGTTGAAGAGGACGCTGCAGATGCATGCGTCGTGTTGAAGGCCAGATTCGTTACTCCACGCCAGCCTTCAGAGAGTGGCACCGCCATTCCTCTCCTGAGCCTGTTCCCAACGATCACGGAGAGTGGCGGGACGCTGGAGGGAAGCCGGACGTACTACTACGCCGTCAGCGCGACGGAGCAGGACGGCACAGAGAGCTCACCTTCGTTCTTGGTGCGGGCGACTATACCATTTTCAACAAACACTAATGCCGTCAGGTTGAACGGCTTGAGCTTCGCACCAAGCACGGCTGGCTTCAACGTCTACAGAGGGCGGGACACGGTGCGGATGCACAGGATCGCGACGGCACAGCCTGTTGCAGCTACGTTCACGGACACAGGACTGGCAAGTCAACTCGAAGCGCCGTCCGATGAACACTACGATCACGCGAACTTCTACTGGCGATACGAACTGCAGCCGGAGGTGTCTGCTACAACTCACACCAGGGCGACAATTGGGAACGTGGATCTGGAAATGCCCGCAAATGAATACAGGGGCGGAGTGGTTCGGATCACAGAAGGGACGGGGAAAGGGCAGGAACGCACGGTGGTGTCGAACACGGCGACAGAACTGACGGTTGCGCCAGCGTGGACCATCGAACCGGATGCGTCCAGCGTATTCGTTGTCGCTGAGGGAGGATGGCAGTTTGGAGCAATGTGCCGAGTCGGCCCCGCAAGGTTTGAAGTGCCAAACCACCCCGGTATGGTGATTCACATATCCGGCCGTTCGGCGAACGTGAACGACCAGGAGTGCAGCTACGGGCTCTCTCCGCTTACAAGGTGGCGCATCGGAGACGGCAGCGGGCTTCAGACAGACACAGGCGTTCCGGGTAGACCCACCTTCGGACTGCATCCGGCGGGTCAAGGCACGGTTGAACTAGTGGGCCTCGGTTTTGCGGAGCTGGTCAATACGCGGACGATATCAGCCGGGACGCTGGCGCTCAACTACTGGGACGAACTGGACGGTGTGTCAAACGTCAAGCTGGGCGAAGCTGTGGATACAGAGGACACCTCAATACACCTGTCCGAGACGGGCGGCGCAGCAGAGGGCACGCTCGTTCAGGTAGAGGGAGAAGTGATGCGCGTGACAGAGGTATTGAACGGGGGACTCTGCTACATCGTAGAGCGGGGCATGCACAGGACCGCGGCAGAGCCGCACAGTGCCGGATCAACGGTCGAGAACCTGCGCAGAAGCGTGTACGTCCTGCCTTTTCCAAAGGAATTCTTCGGTAGCCCGGCTAGCGGAAGCTACAGCTTCCCGATATTCCTGCCACACGTTCGAATAGCCAGCGCAGAGCTGACACTGACGAACGCGAAGGGTACCGGCGAGCCGGGCGAAGTCTGCCTGACCACCAGCAGCGACTACGGCCTTCGCACGCTGTGCGGTGGGCAACTCTCCATACAGGTGGGAGGCTACTTGGCCGTGTGCTCCGATGTGGCTCCGCCAATGATAGTTGAAGAAGCGCACTGCGTTCGAGATATTTCTGCCGTACTGCGGGAAGCACCGCAAGGGGGAAACGTGGAACTGCGGCTGCGGCGGGGGGAAGAAGAGTATTGCAGATTGCTGATTCAGGCCGGCTCACTGCAGTCAAACACTGTGAGCGGTTTGTACAAGCCGGCGCTGAACGCTGGGTCGCAAATGAGCTTGGACATCCTCTCGGTTCCTGGAGGTGGTAGCGGCACGCCCGGACGTGACCTGACGGTCACGATACGGCTATAG